ACAAAATCGAACCTATGAATTTAGAACAGACAATCAAAGAAAAATTGGGCGACATTAAGAAATTATTGTTTGCAACGGCCTTAAAATTTGAGGACGCAAAATTGATAGATGGCACGCTAGTACGTATTGAACCCGAAGTAGCCATAGGCGCATTGGTTCAAGTTATCGGAGCAGATGGCGAATTGCTACCAGCACCCGATGCATCTCACCAACTAGAGGACGGCAGCGTGGTTACAACTGAAGCTGGTCTAATTACTGAAATCATACCAGCACCTGAAGCTGAAATAGTTGTTGAAGAAATGGAGGTTGCTCCAAACGCTCCAACATTGTCAGCGCAAAAGCCTGCGTTCAACATGGATGAAATACAGGCAGCAGTTATGGCGAAGATTAACGCTTCTATTGGTGACCGTATCAACAACCTTAAATTTGAGAATGAAGCTATCAAAGCTGACAACGCTAATTTGAGAAAAGCGGTTAACGAAATGGCTGACCTTTTCGAAAAGTTTGCCACAACACCAACAGCAACACCAACCAAAGCCGTTAAAAATTACTTCAAAAAAGAAGATGCAAACGGTCTTGATCGGTGGCTAGAAACACGTAAGAAAAACTAAAAAAATAACATTTAAAAACTTAACAAAATGGCAAGTGCATTTAACGTAAACGGCTTAGTAGCTTACATTGAGGAGAATCGTTTCCCTTTGATGGCTGGTACTATCAACAAAGCCAAAATGATGAATTTGGTAGAAGTAATGCCCGGTGTAAAAGGGCCATCTAAACTACCTATCCTTACTCAATCGGTTTTCTTCCAAGCAGACGGATGTTCTTTTGATGCAACTGGTAATACTACCTTTACTCAAAGAACGCTTACTCCGGGCAAGGTAAAAATTAACGATGAATGGTGTCCTAAAGATTTGGAAACCCGTTTCTTCGTTACCAAAATGAGAGCTGGTTCGCATTCGGAAGAAGTACAACCTGCTGAAGTATGGGCTAAAATCATGGAGGTTTACTTGGCTAAGGTAGCTTTGGAAATCGACAAGAACATTTGGAAGGGTAGCCTTTCTGCTCCAACGTCAAACAACGGTTCTTATTGGGATGGCTTTATTACTACAATCGGGTCGGGTTACATCAATGCAAATCTAGGCGGCACTCCACTTGCAACTGCATTCACAGTAACAAACGCACAAGAGATGGCGTTCCGTTTGTACAACTCACTCGCTACTGCTGGCCTTACTTCTAAGACTGACCTAGTTGCTTTCGTAGGATATGACACTTACGCGGTTCTAGTACAAGCGTTGGTAGTAGGCGGTTCAACTTACGGTGTTCAAATCAACAGCGGAGTGAATGGTGCAACTGACAGCGATGCAAGCGAAGGTCTTAGCTTCCCTGGCATCAACTTGAAGTTTATCCCTGTAGACGGTTTGACTGGAGTGAAGAGTGTATATGCTGGTTCTGCTTCTAACTTCTACATTGGAGTAGATGCTGAAAGTGACTTTGATTCTTTGGAAGTGTGGTACTCTAAGGACGACCGCAAAGTAAGAGTAGCAATGGAGTTTAAGGTAGGTACTCAGGTAGCTTTCCCGAACGAAATCGCTGCAATAGTTCTTTAATTTATTCATCTAAGGGCGTGGGCTTAACTGCTCACGCCTTTACTATACACTAAAAACATGTCTTGCGTATTAACACAGGGGTTCACATTAGGATGTAAAGAGGACATTGGCGGCATCAAATCGGTAAGGTTTGCGCGATACAGTGATTACATTGCTCTTGGAGCGGTTGCCACTACTGGACAAATCGCATCATTTGCCACACCAACAGCCGTCTTTAGAAAGTACGAATTGACCAAAGAGGAAAGTATGTTTTCAGATGATCCAACTGCAGGCAATCGCAACGGGTCACTCCACTACGTGCCATCTTTGACATTCGTACTTCGCAAGTTGGACGTTGCAAAGCGTAACGAAATGCAACTACTTGCAAAGAATAGAGTAGTGGCAATTATTGAAACGAACGAAGCTACTCCATCTTATTGGGTTGCTGGATATGCTAACGGATTGGACTTCGCTACAGGCACAGGCGCGACTGGTACGGCCTTCGCAGACTTGAACGGATACACAATGTCGTTCAATGGTTTAGAACCTAATCCAATGCTTGCAGTTCCAGTAGCTTTACTTGCATCAATAACCGCCTAATAACGGTTTGACATAGGGATTTAGATAGGCCGTTAATAGCGGCCTTTCTTTTTGAAACACTTTAATCATTTTACCTATTTAAGCAAAATACACACGATGGCAACTACAATAACAAACGCTACTTTGACCGTAACAATTACGGAAGCGGTTAGCCTTAACAACAAAAGCTACGGCAACTCTAATACGCTTACAATTCCAAGCATAAACGAAGTTGACCAACGCATTCTAACCATACCAACCAGCGAGGTGACCGTGGTTAAATATGACACGGCAAATGCCGCTGGTACATTTGTGAGAACAGCGGTTAAATACCTTCGCATTACAAATAAAGATGACACCAATTTCATTAGCTTAAATGTATCAGATGGTTCTGATCACTATTGGGTTAAACTCGAAGCTGGCAAATCGTTTGAGTTACATAACGGCCTAATTGAAACGGCTAACACCTTCAGCGCGTGGGCAAACATTAGCGAAATTAGTGCAATAGCAGACACCGCAGCAGTTGACATAGAGTATTTTATTGCCTTAACGTAATGATACGAATCACTAAAGGGCAAGCTAACACGGTAATAGTGACTACGACCGAAAAGGGAACGGCACTACATTACCTTTTTGCCTTTGAGAACCTTACTAGCATGGTAACGCAATACTGCATAGCTGATGATACTAGCGCTTTTCGTGACCGCTATAATGCGTTTACTATTACGGAAACGGCAAACCCCGTAGCTGTGAACGGTCAAGTCAAATTAACTTTAGAGGGCGAATATCGCTACGTGATTTATGGGCAAGCAAGCGCAAGCAACCTTAACCCAGCAGGATTAACAGCATTTGAAAGTGGTATGTGCATAGTAACTGGCACAACTACAGCAACACCAACATACACGGGCAACGATTCCCAAACATTCGCGGTTTACAATGGGTAAAAATAGCTTTTCAGTCTTAAATTTTGCCGCTCACAAAGTACCTGAGTTCAAAGAACAGCAGTCCAAAGATTGGATTTTGTACGGGACTAGCGAAGGATGGGTAAACCAATACCCTGACTATCTACTTCACATTTACGACCGTTCTGCAAAGCACTACGCAATCGTAAACGGGAAGGTCGATTATGTTATCGGGCAAGGTTTGAGCGTTAACGAAAAGGGATTAAACACCGAGCAGATAGCGCGGTTAAATAAATTCATTTCAGAGCCAAACCCAAACCAAACTTTGGAGGACATCATCCAAATGTGTTCTTTAGATTTGGAGATATTCGGAGGTTTTGCACTTGAGATTCTGTACGATAAAAAGGGCGGCTACCAAATGTATCATGCAGAGTTTGCAAAGTACAGGGTAAGCAAAGACCAAAAGACATACTACCATTGCGCAGATTGGAAGAAAGCCAAACCTGAAACAATCGAACCTATCAAAGCTTTTGATTACAACGACAAAAGCGGCAAGCAGTTACTTTATATTAAAGCTTACCATCCAAAGGCCGACTACTATCCTTTGCCGCCTTATTTGGGTGCAATCCCTTACATCGAACTAGATAGCGAAATTGCGAACTTCCATCTTAACAGCGTTAAAAACGGCTTTGTTGCTGGCTTTATGTTTAACTTCTTCAATGGACAACCTACTGAAGAAGAACAAGAAACCATTGAAGCCCGAATAGAATCTAAGTTTTGCGGCACGGATAACGCCAACCGCATACTTTTGAATTTTAACGATAGCAAAGAGCAGGCGGTGGAGGTTTTGCCACTAGGTTCTAATGACTTTGATTCGCGATTTGACATACTAAATAAGACCGTACAGCAAGAGATATTCAGCGGCCATAGGGTAGTAGATCCTGCGCTGTTTGGAATCAAAGAGGATGGCGTATTTGCCACACGTACGCAGGTTCGCGACAGTTACGAATTGTTTAAAAACACGTACGTTCGGGCAAGGCAAGACTTTATTATGAATGTGTTTAACGAATTGGCTGCATTGCAGGGGTTTGAGAAACGCATTCAGATTATACCAAGCGAACCAATTTCGGAGGGCTACAGCGAAGCTACTAAGGTGGGCGTTATGACTACTAATGAGATTAGAGAAGCGGTAGGGTTGCCATCTTTGGACACCGCTCAAGTTAAAGAGGTTTTGAAATTAAAATCCGAAAGCGATGGCGAAGATTTAGTAGCTGAAGCATTCGCTCAAACAGGCTACTCACTAGACGAGTGGGAAATTGTAAAGCCAATCCGCAAGGTTAGATTCAGAGATGAAAAAGACCAACTAGCTTTTGAGGACAGGGTTATGAAATTTGGAGTTGAAGATGACCCGTTTTTGATGGGTATACTTGAGCAGCTTAAACAAAACCCTACAGTTACCTACGCAGGCATTGCTGAACTGTTAAGCGTAAGCATCGAAGAAATAGCCTTAGCAGTAAACGAATTAGTTGCACAGGGGCTTTTGACCGTTGGCACGCAATCAATAGCAGGGGCAACGCAAATAGCTTATGAGGTTAGTACGGATGGCTTGCGCAAATTAACACAGGCCAAACCGCTAGGCGTTAGTTTCAAGATAGCATACCGCTACGTTAAAAGCCAAGAGGCAACAGGAGCGGACGTACTACCAACAACCCGACCTTTTTGCCGTAAAATGATAGGGCAAAGTGCTAACCGCGTTTGGACAAGTGAGCAAATCCAAGGGATAAGCATGGCCGAAGATAGAAACGTGTGGATGCGTAGGGGTGGTTTTTGGACACGCAAAGGCACAAACGTAACCACTAGCTATTGCCGCCATGCGTGGGAAAGTGTTGTAATTAAATCACGAGCATAACATGGCAACAGCACTATTCTTATCGGAGGACTTTCTAAAAGATAACACGCAAGTATCTAAAAATGTCGATATTAAGTACATCAAAGAAGCGATTCTTTGGGCGCAAGATAGCGAGATTCAAACAGTAATTGGCACAACTTACTACGTTGCTTTGATGGGATACATTATTGCAAACACATTAGCAGGCGTTAACAAGTCGCTTATGGATAACTATATCCAACCATGCTTAAAGCACTACGTAACTGCTGAATGTATTAGAATGGCGCACTATAAGATTA